ATCTTTGAATTTCTTACAGAAGCAGAACCTAACAAAAATGATGAAAGATATGTTTCAGTTGGTGGTGTGTATTATAAATACAAAGGTAAGGAAGGGGAAGATGACCCTACTTATAAAAAAGATAAGACTGGTAATTATGTAGAAGTTGAAAAGGGTGATAGCCCTGCAGATACTAAAGACCAAACTAAAAACAACATAAAGAAAACCTTTAGTACTCCATCTCAAAAAGCTCAAAGAGAAAAAGAAAAAGAAATTGCAGATAAAATTCAAAAAGAAAAAGAAAGTAAATCTGATAATAGTGAATCAAAACCTAAAGAAAAGAATAAAACTTTAAAACAAGATGTAGGTTCTAAACCAGAAAGTTTTTCAAAAGATAACCCAACCGATGATGAGTTTGAACAAAAAATAAAAGAAGGTAAAATTAAACCTCAAGAATATAAAGAACAAACTATTGAACTTAATGGTAAAACATACAATCAACCTCTTTCATATGAAGAAATTGAGGAATTATTTGAAAATTCAAAAGATAAAATACCAACAAAATACATCAAAGGATTACAAAGAATACTAAATTCAAAACAAATAAATTCATCAACACCAAAAATTAGTGAGTTCTTTGATGGGGCTGGAGCTGGAGAAATACCTGCTCAATCTGGTGAAATTCTTACATTCATGTTAACATCAATGGATGAAGAATCGGCTAAACAACTTGGTGAATTGTTATTAGCAACCGCTAAAAATCAAAAAGGAACATCCATACTCGATGAATCTTGGATTGGTGCTAGTATTTCATCTCGTGAAACTATATTAAGACAAGTTAAAGAAAAGTATGGTGAAGATGCAGAGATAGAATTTGGTGCATGGGATACCCAAGATGATGTAGAAAATGGTATTGGATTAGAAAACTATTCCGAAAACAAAGGATTTTCAACTGATACATATTTCAGAGTTAAAACATCCGATGGACCAAAAATCCATGAAGTTTCACTCAAAAAAGATTTTGAAGCTTATTTTGCTAATTTAGGTTCTACTGATATTGAAAAAGTATTAGAATCTTCGGGTGCAAAACTTTATGATTCAGATGAAGATAGAGAAAAAAATTCAGTAGGAAACCTTACCAAAAATCAAGCAAAAAATTCAGTAAAGAGAGTTGGAGAAATTACACAAGATTCAGTTGATGAAATATTAAATCAATCCGATGATGAGTTAATTAAGAATGCAGAAAAATTACCACCAGGTATTAGAAGTCTTGTATTAAGTGGAGATTCTAAAAAAGGATACACTTTATCACCTGAAATTAAAAAATATAGAGAGTTTTTATCTAAGGTTAAAGATAAATATCCATTACCTTGGGATGAAACAACTTTACAAAATCCTGATTTCTTTAAAGAAGCAAAATCATTAGGTATTGATTTAGGTGCAAAATCTCCATCTCAAAAAGGAATCAGTAAACTGATGATATTTACAAATTATATGTTATATGCCAACGAGTTGAGTAAAGATGAAAAGGGCCCTGGTTTTGAATTCTTAAATCAACAATTAGGAATAGATAAAGACCCACCTGAAGGTAGTGCAAAATATGTTGCAAACAAACATATTGAAAACTTAGCAAAACCAGAAGCAAGAGAAGCCTTAATGGGTATTATTGGTGAAAAGTTTCCTCTCAAAACCTTACTATCAGGTGAAGAAAGTATGGCACTTGGTAATCAAAGTTTAGATACTGAAACTTGTAAACAGATATTTGGAACTGATAATTATGATGAAATTCAAGAAGGTATTTCTGTTGAAGTAGATGAAGAAGGAAATAAATTTTTATCTTACACTGCTAAAACACCTGGTGCTAAACCTGTTAGAATAGCAAACGTAGAATGTAGACAAAGAGGACAAGGATATGCTGCACCTACTACTGGTATTGCACCGACTGATGAATTTAAACATAGAATCTATTGTGCAAATAAAGATAAGATAGAAACATATTCAAGTAAAGAAGAGAAGGAGGCTAAATCACTTATTAAGAAATTTGGTGAATGTGGTTCTGCTTCATATGAGTAAAACCCCTCGTACATAACTCTAATTCGAGGTACATTACTTTTATATAGATTACTAAATCTTTCCTTTAATGATTTTATATTTATATAAGAATAAAACGATAGGAAAGATAAATGCAAACACAGTTACTCTGTACATTTACTAATAAAGAGGAACTTCAAAATACCCTACAACTTATTAGAGAGACATATCACATAGTTTACAACTATATCTATGTACTCCAAAATAAGGGTAATTTGGATGAACTTTTCATTACTTACAATATAGATACCACAGTTCGACCAGATAAACCTTTGGAAGATACTATATTGGTACATAGAAAGAAACAAAGTAATACACTATATACCATTAACGCACTCAATGAGTTAGTTAAAGAAGAAAATGGTGGAGTTTTGGATAAGAATTTTTCTATTGATTGGGATAAATTTAAAAACTCAATTATAGTTACCAATGTAGAAGGAACAAAGAAAATTTCTACGCGAATTTATGAAGTAATAGAATTCAATCAAAAATAGTTACAAAATCTACAAAATATGTTAGATGATATTTTTATATTTGATAATATCATATCAAAAGAAAAACAAGATATTTTAGAAAAATATGTTAAGAAAGAAAATCTAAAATGGATTTTTGCTAATAATATTTCTTATTTCAAAAGTGGAGATGTATTTCCACAATATGTTTTACCACCTACTTATGAGTTTGATTCAAATATTTTAGATATCATATCTGAAATAGAACAAAATGTTTGTATAAGATTGGGAAGAAATTTTTTAAAAAATTATAGATTTAAAATCAATTTACTAAAGGTTTCTGATTATGAAATTGCAAAACCAATACAAAAAGGAATACATATTGATAGAAACGAAGAACACATATCGTTAGTTTATTATATAAATGATACCGATGGTTCTACTTCTTTTTATGATTTTTTAGGAGAAAATGTTTTAGATTGTGTTAAATATGTTGATTATGGTAGATATGATAAATTTAAATTAGTAAAAGAGATTCCTCCAAAAAAAGGAAGAGTTTCAGTTTTTAATGGAATGATGCCTCACCATTCTAACTACCCTACTATAAATGATAGATATGTTATAAACATCAACTTAGTAATAGATAAAAAATTAAAAACAAAATTAGTATAGTTATGAATAACTTAGATAAACAATACCAAGAACTCCTTCAAGATATCTTAGATAATGGAGTAGAGAAATCAGACAGAACTGGTACAGGTACTCTTTCGGTATTTGGAAAACAAATAGTTCACAATATGAATGAGGGGTTTCCACTTCTTACAACAAAGAAGATGGCTATCAAATCTATCATGACTGAATTGAAATGGTTTCTAAAAGGAGATACCAACATCAAGTATTTAGTTGATAATGGCTGTAACATTTGGAATGGTGATGCTTATAAGAAGTATGCAGAGCAATTGGTTCCAGGTTTTCATGGGCCTTGGTACACTCAAGAACAATTTATTGAGTTAATTAAAACTAATGATGCTTTTGCTAGAGATTGGGGTGAGTTAGGACCAATCTATGGTCATCAATGGAGAGATTGGACAGTAGAATCTGGTTATAGAAACCAATGGGTAGACCAAATAAAAGTTCTTATTAATAACCTCAAAGATAACCCAGATTCAAGAAGGTTAATGGTTTCTGCATGGAATGTAGGTGATTTGGAACATATGACCTTACCTCCTTGTCATTATGGATTCCAAGTTTATACAAGATTATTAACTCTTGATGAAAGAATCAGTTGGTATAATAAAAATAATGTTCCACTTGGTAAATCACAAGATTACTACCACGAACATTTAGATGATATGGGAGTTCCTCAAAGAACTATTTCACTTTCTTGGAATCAAAGAAGTGTTGATACTTTCTTAGGTTTACCATTTAATATTGCATCTTATGGTATGTTATTATCGTTAATTGCTGATGAGGTGAATATGATACCAGGTGCATTAATTGGTAACTTGGGTGATACTCACTTATACCTAAATCATTTAGAACAAGCACAAGAACAAGTTAGTAGAGAACCATTTGAACATCTACCAAAATTAAAATTAAATAGTGTTGAACTATTGGATGGAGAATTTGATTACGAAATTTTACATTATCATTCACACCCAACAATTAAAGCACCTTTAAGTAATTAATATGAAAATTGATGTTATAGATATTCTAAAATCATGGGCTACTAAATTAAACCCAAATGAACTTCAATCTAAAATTGCAAAAGATAGATTACATATATGTTTGGGTACAGATAGTACAGATAAATGTGAATATGTAACCGAGTTCGTTGATGGCAAAAAGTGGTCATCTACTTGCAGTGCATGTGGTTGCCCAATATCTGCAAAAGTTTTTTCTTCAAATTCGAACCCATGTCCCAAAAATAAATGGATAGATGTAGATAAAAAAAATGGATTAATTATTGATATGAAAAAGAATACTACGCTATTTTAATTTTTCTATATATTTATTATTACATAAAATAAGGCTTTATACTATGAGAGGAACATTAATAGGAACTGATTTATTACAGAGTGGAGACTCTGTAAAAATTTTAGAAGTAAATACTAATACAAGTATAAATAATAATGGAGTAGGTGATTTGTATTTTGAAGGACTGTTTGAAATGCTAGTTTCAAATAGTATTGATGAATTCCATTATATTTATACTGAACACACAACATGGCCTGATTCTCCAGACCCTGCTGATTATCCAACTGCTAATTATTTCGAAAATGAAATAAAAAGACAATGTGATATCAATGGCATTGCATACACTGCCCATACAGTTATTAAAAATTCCATAACAGTTCCCTCTATAGCTGATGCTGATAATAAATTTATATTAAGACAGGCTTTTGATATATCTGCTATAGTTGACTCAACATATTGTGCAGATAAGTTTGAATTTTTTAAATTGATGAGTGGTTCTCAGTATATACCAAAAACTTATTTTTCATCATCCGCAGATTTATATTTAGATTCGTTTGATTCTTCTGCAATTGATTTTAATTCAACCGTACCTAACTTCATAGAAAAATCAAAAAATGCAGAATATAATACTAACGAATACCCTGCTCTTGGTATTATAAGTTCTAATGAACAATTAGAAGAAAGAAAGTCTTTATTAAACTCTAATACATTAATACAGGAATTTATATCAGATGATTCAAATATTGTATCAAATAGAAGAAGTGTAATAAGAAGTTTAGATATATTATATGGAAGTGAATTAGATGTATTACATCTTGGAGGATACGCAGTTTCGACTGAACTTGATATGGATTTTTGTGAAGATTCATATGCTACACAATTAAAACAAGATGGTACATCATACAGTAGTCAAGTTTTAGAAGGACCTTCTCGAATAAAATGGATGTTTAATAGATACATTGATGAAAATTTGGCCCACTATCATGCCGATGCTACTGATGTAGTTCTTATGTCAGATGGTACAGAAAAAACATTTGACAACTTAGAAGTAAATGATGTTATAAAAACTGTATCATTTTCTTTAATTTCTGGTTCTGAGGTAAATGGAGAACCGTCACCTGACTTTAAACATCACTATGGTAATTTTAATTTGATTTTAGATAGTATATCTGAGGTTACATCTTCTGTTGTAAAAAAGGATATACAGGCTCAAAGTTCATTATATATTAATATAACGTTTGATAATGGTAGTTCTATGGTTGATACTCCAAATAGTAACTACCTTATAGAAGAATCAGGTTCCGCTTCAAATATGGTGTATTATACATATGCCAACTCACTTGTAGTGGGTGATAAGGTGTTGGTATATGAACCAAGTACATCTGAAGTAACTCGATTAGAAGTAACTAATTTAGAAGTAGTATATCAGTATAATAAATACTTAGGTTCTATTGATGTTGAACCCTATGATATATATCTTACAGAAATCACACAAGGATACTATGCTATTCAACATAACCCATGTACCTATTGTGGATATTACACATATCCATGTGGTAACTATTGGTGTGATTATGGTTGCTACTATTGTAGTGCTGGTGGCTCTTGTTTCGTAGCTGGAACTAAAGTTACAACTAAAGACGGTCAAGAAAATATTGAAAATATTAAAATAGGAGATTTGGTTGCTTCTTTAAATGAAAAAACTTTAGAAATAGAATTTAAACAAGTGACCGATGTAACTCAACCATCACACGATGATTTAGTTAAATATACATTCTCAAATGGTTCTACTATCACTTCTACATTTGACCATCCATATTATGTAAATGGATTAAACTTATCATCGTATAAACCAAATCTTACTGAAGAAAGATATGAATTAAATAGAGATATAAGTCAAATCAAAGTAGGAGATTCGGTTAGATTAATAGATGGAACTGAATTAACAATTGATTCTATTGAAGAATTGGATGTAGAACCTACTACAACTTATCTTCTAATGGTTGACGGTAACAATAACTTTTTTGCGAATAACATTTTAGTACATAATAAGAAATTTTAATATCATGGAAAAATTAAAAAGAACATTTATAATATCTAATAAGGTATCCTCTCTTGAAGAAAACACAAGAGAGCAAGTAAAATTGGCTATAAAAGATTTCGTTAATAGAGTAAAAGCGAAACATTTGTAATTTTTTTTAAAAAATATTTGGAATTTTAAAATAAATTTCGTATATTTGTATAAATTAAATTACAATTATATGGTAAAGAGAAAGACTACTCCAAAATCAGAACCTAATATTATATCACAGGTTCAGAAAAAAACTCACACATTAAATATTAAACCGATAGGTGAACAGGAATTAGAGGTCATCAGATATGATGACCCTAATATTGTTTTTCAAATGGAAAAGGAATGGCCTGAGATGACAGATGAATTCAAAAGAATCATGTTTACTCAGTACGAACTTTTCTGTAAGAAACAGGCAAACTATGGACCTGATAATATCTCTGTTGGTTCTAAATTAGATAATCCATCCGATATTAAAGTATCCCTAACTGGTCTTTGGTTTAGAATGAATGATAAGATTAATCGATTGAAACAATTGGTAGTATTGGGTAAAGATGATACTGTTAATGAGGCAATTGAAGATACCTTTATGGACTTATCAGTATATGGTATTATATCCCAAATTGTCAAGAACGGCAAGTGGGGAAAATAGTTAAAAAAAATACGAATTTCGAACGAATTTTTCGGTGGTTTTTTCGATTTTCGTATATTTATATGTATAAAACACACACCGATAAAACACTTAATTATTAACATTTAAAGGACTAAAATTATGGCTTTAGACATTAACGCAATTAGAGGTAGACTAAACAAACTACAAAACACACAACGTAAAACTGATGCACTTTGGAAACCAACTCCAGGAAAACATCAAGTAAGAATCGTTCCTTACAAGTTCAATACAGATAACCCTTTCATTGAACTTTATTTCCACTACAACATTAACAACAAAACTTATCTATCACCACAATCTTTTGGTAGACCAGACCCTATTGTAGAGTTTGCTGATAAACTAAAAAGAATGGGTGATAAAGATGATTGGAAAGCGGCGAAGGCTATGGAGCCTAAGTTGAGAACTTTCGTACCTGTTATTGTTAGAGGTGAAGAAGGTGAAGGAGTAAGATTTTGGGGATTTGGTAAAACTGTATATCAAGAAATTCTTGGTTACATTGCTGACCCTGATTATGGTGATATCACCGACCCAACAAGTGGTAGAGATTTAACAATCGAATACAAATCAGCAGAAGAAGCTGGTACTTCTTATCCAACAACTACCATTAGAGTAAAACCATCGCAATCAGCAATTTCAGAAGATGCTACAAGAGCAACTGATTTCATTGAAAATCAAACTGAAATTACTGAACTTTATTCAGAGTTATCTTACGATGAATTAAAGGGTGTATTAGAAGGTTGGTTAAATCCAACAAATGAAGAAGGAGATGAATCAGTTTCAGTTGAAACTCTTTCAACTTCTACAAAACCTGCAACTGAAGCAACTTCAGCACCACAACCAACAACAGATTCAAAGAAAACTGATGATGTGGCTGCAGCATTTGATGATTTATTCAACAACTAAACCTAAACTAAATGGCGAAGAAACAAGAAATGGATTTAGCGGATATCCTTGCGGGTGAGCTAAATAAACAATCAAAAGACCAAAAAGTAGCATTCTTCTTAGATGATGATACTGCACCTACCAATGTGGAAGGTTGGGTATCGACTGGATGTGCTATGTTGGACGTGGCCATTTCCAATCGCCCTTATGGTGGTTTACCAGTAGGTAGAATCACAGAAGTTACAGGTTTGGAACAAAGTGGTAAATCATTACTATCGGCTCACTTGTTGGCGGAAACACAAAAACAAGGTGGAGTTGCAGTATTGATTGACACAGAAACTGCAGTAAGTAGAGAATTTTTAGAAGCTATCGGTGTGGATGTATCTAAACTTCTTTATGTAACAGCAGATTCAGTTGAACAAATCTTCGATTTTACTGAAACAATCATTGAAAAGGTTCGTGAAACTTCTAAAGATAGGATAGTAACTATCGTTGTGGATTCAGTAGCGGCAGCATCAACCAAAACAGAACTAGCGGCTGATTATGGTAAAGATGGTTATGCAACTGATAAAGCAATCATTATATCAAAGGCAATGAGAAAGATTACCAATATGATTGGTAGACAGAAAATTACTTTGGTATTTACTAACCAACTTAGACAGAAGATGAACGCGATGCCTTTTGGTGACCCATGGACAACTTCAGGTGGTAAAGCTCTTGCTTTCCATGCCTCTGTTAGATTGAGATTGAAGGGAATGGGACAACTAAAAATGAAGGTAAACGGCAATGATAAGGTTGTTGGAATGAAGGTTCGATGTCAAGTAGTAAAAAACAGAATGGGGCCACCTTTGCGTTCCGCTGATTTTGAAATCTACTTTGACAGAGGAATTGATAACTACGGCTCATGGTTGGGAGTTATGAAAGAAAATAAATTAGTAAAACAGGCAGGTGCTTGGTATTCATACGTTGATACTGAAACTGGTGAAGAAATCAAATTTCAATCCAAAGATTTTATCGAATTGATGGATGAAAGAGATGATTTAAGAGAGCAGATTTACAAAAAGATTTGTGAAGAAACTATCTTACAATATAAATCAGATACTTTAGATATCGATAGTATGGAGATTGATACCGAAATGCCTGAATAAAATCAATGTTATGAACAGATTAGTTGATATGTTGAGAAAGAGTGCCGAGGCTGATAAAGCCAAGGCACTTTTATCTCTCGAATTATTAGATAAGAAGGCCGTTGGTATTGGTGACCATTCTACTGAAGATTTCTACAAGAACGCAGAAGATGCATTAAAAATGTTGGTAGATGCAGATGATAGATTGGGTGCACTTGATAAATACTTTAACGAAAAAGAACTTCTTTCATGAAGGAACTCTACAAAAACATTTTAGAATCAGTTGAGATAGAACGAACTCAAAATATCGATAAACACAAGAATTCTCGTGTTTTAATTATCGATGGGTTAAATACGTTCATCAGATGTTGGTCATCCATTCCTACGATGAATGATGATGGTGACCATGTTGGTGGTGTAACCGGTGTTCTTAAATCAATTGGTTATGCAATTAGACAAACTCAACCGACTCGTGTTGTTGTAGTTTTTGATGGAAAAGGTGGTTCTCAACAAAGAAAGAAAAAGTTTGATGGTTATAAAGCCCAAAGAGATTCAAACAAACTTAGAGTAAATCGTCAGTACGCTGATTTGATGAACGATGAGGATGAAAGAGAATCTATGAAAAGACAATTCGTTTGGTTAAACGAAATGTTATATGGTTTACCTTTAACTACCATGATATACGATGGAGTAGAGGCAGATGATATCATGGCTTATATAACCACACATCTTTTAAAAGAGAATGAACAGGCGGTGGTTATGTCTACTGATAAGGATTTTCTCCAATTAGTAGATGATAAAACCATCGTTTGGTCACCTACCAAAAAGAAGATGTATAATAAGAAAATGGTAAAAGAGGAATTTGGTATTGAAGCCAAAAACCTTTTATTATACAGAGTATTAGATGGTGATAAATCAGATAACATACCTGGTGTATATGGGTGTGGAATCAAAACTGTAATTAAGAGGTTTCCTGAAATAACCGAAGATGTAAAATTATCAGTAGATGATTTATTAGAATTGGCGGAAAAAAAGAAAGAGGAAACCAAAGGTAAGATTAAGTTATACAATGATATCATAGAAGCAAAACAACAAATTCTTTTAAATAGAGAATTAATGCAACTTGATGATGTTGATATATCAGGTCAAATCAAAATGAAAGTTTTGGATAGGTTTAACGAACCTACTAAACCACTAAACAAAATGGATTTTATGAAAATCCTTTTGAAATACAAAGTGGTAAACAATTTTGGTGATATCAATGATTGGTTAAAAACCACATTTGGAAATATAATAACAGATTAATGCCAATAAGAAGAGGACAATCGCACCCATCAGCTAAATTAACCGATGAACAAGTTTTAAACATTAGGAAACTTTGGAGAATGGGACATCGTAATATACGAGTCATAGCTCGCAATAATAAGGTAAGCCCTGCTAACGTTAATAAGATTGTCAAAATGCAGACCTGGCAGCACTTAAATGAATTTTGGAGTGGGTCCTTATGAAAGATTATTGTGATATTTCTAAATTATCAGTAAGACCAATAACCAAATCAGTAGCAAAAGATATTATAATAAACAATCATTATAGTGGATTGTGGACAAAGGTATCTTATGTTTTGGGTTTGTTTACATCTGATGTAGAAGAACATCCATTTTTTAGTGGTGTTGAAGATAAGCTCATTGGTGTTATTTGTTATGGAGACCCAATAGGTAGGTTAAGTGGACAATCTATTTCAGAACTATTAGATAGAACTGAAGTATTAGAATTGGTTAGATTGTTTGTCTTTGATGGATATGGCTCAAATATTGAAAGTTGGTTCATCTCTAAATCGTTTGATTGGTTGAGAAAAAATGTACCACAAATTAAAGGATTGATATCATATTCAGACCCAAAAGAAGGACATGCTGGTACAATCTACCAAGCCACCAATTGGATTTATCAAGGTAATAAATTAAGATTCAACGATAGTTGGTCTTTCAAGTTTGATGAAGGAGGTGAGTGGCAACATGGTAGAACTATTTTTCCTTATTATGGAACAAACAACCCAAAAGAAATTCAAAAACAAGTAACTAAAACATTTTGGATTCGTAAAGAACCAAGAAAACATAGATATGTTTATATCTTAGCAAAAGGTGGAGAAAGAAGAAAGATATTAAAAAATTTAAAACATCCACAATATCCTTACCCAAAGGAACAAGAAGTGGGTGAGATGGAAATACATAAGTTAGAACCAATTGAAAGAGGAGAATAAAAAATACGTTGATACTTCCAAAGTTACAATCAGAGAAATCAGTAAGGCAGCTGGCAAAGATATGATTGTAAAGTATCACTATACTCACGCATTTTCAATGTGTAGATACGCTCTTGGTGTATTTTATGAATCAGATACCAAAGATGTATTAGGTAATACAGAACAACTCATAGGTTGTTTAATTTATGGATACCCCGTTGGTAGGTCAGCAGTAACATCTGTAATAGATGGTTTAGGTAAAGAAGAGTGTTTAGAATTAACAAGATTATTCATACACGATGGTTATGGTTCTAACATTGAATCATATGCAATGGGGCAATCCTTTAAATGGTTGAAAGAGAACGCACCTAATATAAAGATGTTGATTTCTTATTCTGATGCAGAACAAGGACATCTTGGTGGAATTTACCAAGCAACAAATTGGTTATTCCAAGATACCTCAGAGATTCAGTTGATGCCTAACTTCTCAATCTCTTTAAGTGATAATCCTTACAAATGGATTCATTCAAGAACTGTGTTCTCTAAATGGGGTTCGCATAATATTGAAAAACTAAAAGAGGCAGTTGGTAAAGATGGTTATAAAGAATTTTGGAGAAAAAAGGAAGCACCTAAGAATAGATACATTCAGATATTAGGTCAAACTAAAGGAGAAACTAAAAAGTTAAAATCAAAATTAAAACATAAAGTTTATCCTTATCCAAAAGATTTAGAAGAATATCTACCAAAGATAGAACACTATGAAACTATTGAACCGGAAAATAAAGTAAATTTTTGGTAAATACAAATATATAATATTATATGAGTAATAAAATAGTAAAACTATACGGATTAAAACATTCGGGTTCACATTATTTAGATTGGTTACTGAAACATAATACAGAAGAGGTTGTGGTACTACACAATCAAACTGGTTGGAATCATGGAATAATTCAGCTTAAATTTCATTGGGATGTTACAAAGTGGAATACCGACCCTCTTTTCGAGATGGATGAAAAATATGATTCACATATAAAATCATTAGAACTAACAAGAGGATATCCAGTAACCCACTATAAAGATGAAATTGAATCATTATATTTTGATAGAAAATTACCACTTTTAATTTTAATTAGAAACCCATATAGTTGGATTCATTCATATTGTGTAAAACACAAAGAAGAAGCAGGAGGTGCAACCTTTGAAGATGCAGCTGCTCAATGGAACTCTATAAATTTAAATTATATAAAAGAACAATACTTTCCAAAGTTATTCATTAAGTTTGAAAACTTACAACAAAATCCACAAGAAGAATTAAAAAGAGTAAGTAATTTTTTAGGTGTAGAGTTGAATGAAGAATTCAAAGATTCGAAAACTGATATGGTTTCCTTAGCAAACGAAGGAGATGAATTATATACAGATACATCAGATTTTTCATTAAAAAATGAAGTAGATAAATGGTTAAATAAAGATGTATTAAATTTTTATAATTCTTTGTAAAAAAAATGAAAAAATATTTGGATAATTAAAATATTTTTTGTATATTTGTATAAATTTACGAAAAAATATAGCATCGTGGGTCCTGACATCCTTGAAGATGCTGAAAAAATAAAAGCAGGAAAGGTAGGTTAATAACCATATAATAGGCCTTTTTAAATAAATTATTATGAAAACGTTAATCGTTATTATATTGAAACAATCCATTGGATTAAAATATAATAATTTTGTTAACACAAATGCTAATATTTAAATTGCTGAAATTATGGAAACAAGTAAGAAACCATCTTTCTGGTGGGAAAAAAGTGAAAAACTCTATCGCGAATGGGTAGAGACCAAATCAAAAGAGGTTTGGAAAGATTACATTGATTCTCTCAAAACTTATTATAAAGTATCGTGGGGAGAAATTATGTAAAGGATTTATCTTACTTACAAGGTGAGTGGGATAGATTGAAATTAGGATACAAAAATCAAAGACAGTTCTTTAATGAACGATTTGATTGGGAAGAAGGAGTTTCACACCTCCTTCAGGGACCTGTACGATTAGAAGGTGAAACTTTTAAAAAGTACAAGGAAAGACGTTGGGTAGAAAAGAATTTAATTCGTTTCTACAAACAACGAGGAATCGCTGGACACCCATTTTCTAAATATCACAGATAATGAGTTATAAGCGAGATAGAAAGGCCTTCCGTAAGGGATTACGGAAGGTCAAACTAAACTTCCAAAAGAATTTAAAAAAGAAAGTTAAATTTAAAAAGAAGTTTGGATGGTAATTAAGTTACAAAAAATTTTGCTATTTAAAATATTTTTTGTATCTTTACAAAGTAAAAATAAATTATTAACAACAAGTATTTCTGAAAACGTAATTTTACCAAGGGAATACGAAAAATTAAAATTAATTTAATCATGGAAGAAAATTTTATTTATTGCGAAGAAGCTGAATCAAAATTCGGTTCAACAAAGAAAGCTATCTCTACTCTTGGAGATGTAAGTGTACGTTTCTTAACAAGTAACGAATCACCACAAATCGAAACAGGTGCTAGAGAGTATCAAAGAGAGAAAGTTGCAGGACTTTTTTGGAAACAACTGGTCATGTTAACTGTAATTTCTAACGGGTATCGAAAAATACCTCAAGTACACATTAGAGTTGTCAAGAATGGTAAATCTTGGAAACTTGAACTTATAGATGGACAGCAAAGAATTACATCTATAATAGATTTTATCAATGGAAAATACACATTACCAAATACAGATAATTTCAATTTAGGTAATGGTACTGATGTTAGAAACATGGGTATTGAAGATATTAGAAAAGACTACCCACAACTATATCAACAAATTTTAGGATATAGAATTAGTTGTTTATGGTACGAAAACATCAATGATGAACAAACAGCAGATTTATTTATCAATGTGTTGAACAACACCAACGCTATGAAACCTCAAGAAATCAGAAACGCTGTTAGAGGTAAACTATCTGAATACATTAGAAACTCATCGAGAAGTTTCAGAGATTCAGATGAGAGATTACCCTTATTTGAAAGAATACATAGTGATTCTAAATCAAAGAAAGCTACTTTGAAATACTTTTCAGATTCATTCACTATTAGTGGTAGAATGGAAGTTGATGAGTGGTTATCTGAATTAATCTACTTATTAGAGAATGGATATCGAAAGGGTATCTCTCAACAATCCCACACTAAATGGATAAAGGCGGTTCAAGGAACTGGTAAAGAATCTGGTACGTTATCTACACAAGAACAATTTGATGAGTTCTTAGAGGAAACTATTGAACCTTTCATGAAGTTTACTCATGATGTTATAACATCAGTACCATCTGATTATAGATTTAGATTAACTCCTATGTTATCTCAAATGTTGGTACTTTATGGATACGAACTTAAAACTAAATACGGTCATTTAAATACTGATGTTTATGTAAAGAAGTTTTTTGATGTTCATAAGAGATGGAGTAATACCGATTTGAAAAAAGGACCGAGATTATATCAAGATGAAGTAATGTTTGGTACTCAAGATGAACAAATGGAGCCATTTAACAAGTTGTTTGGTGGTAAGAACAAGAAGGCTATTGGAACAATAACCCTTATTCTTGATAAGGAAGTTCTTGAAGATATGGATTCTTTTGGAATAGTTGAACTTGATGGTAGGGAAACCTTTACTAAACCACAAATTATTCAGAAATGGGAAGAGCAAGATAGAAAGTGTTACTTTACAGGTGAACTTCTTGAAATTAAAGATATAGCTGGAGACCATTATATCCCAAGAAGTTGGGGTATTAAGAAAGGTGGAGTTACTGAAATACATAACCTTGTAGTTACTTCAAAGAAGTTAAATCTGAAAAAGAGTAGTATGCATGGTGATGATTTCATGAAATTGTTGAACGAAGAAATGGCTGTAGCTTAATGCAATTTTGGGATTCAATAGATTATAAGAATAGTCGTAAAGTACTCGTAGTACCTAATATCACTACGGGTGCTTCTTCTATTGAAAAGGATTCCTTCATTGATGTAATTTTTAATCACATCAAAGCACTGGAGAACTATGGTGATTATTTTTGGAAAGTATTAGTACCAACGGGTAAAGTTACTCGTAAATTAAACTTACCAAATGTAAAACAAATTGAAATAGATATCTTAGGTGATATGATGAATCAACGTGCTTTTCCATCTCCAAAATGGATTAACATATTGAAGAATGAAGAATATGATATCATTTATAATCACCTTCCTGATTGGGCACCTCATGTAGCAAGATATGCTAATTACAGAAAAAACGATAAAGGTAAATCTGTACCAACATTACAGTATGGGTATTCACATTGGTTTGAGGGTTCTAAACATTTACCTTGTAATGGGGTTGATAGAAGAGATGGTAAACCTAAGTGGCTATGGTTACCGATAGAATTATTGGGAATATCTACTATGAAAACCTGCTATATAAATACTCAAGACCAGAAGAATAGAGTACTTAAAGAAGCAAAGGAAATTTTCAATGATGAGTTTGTTGAAAAGTTAGATGATATTCTTACTGTATGGAATTTAGGTGTAGAGAAATCTAAGATTGTTGATAACCCATCTGAAAATAAAAGGAAGATTATTGTATTTAATCACAGAGCTGCTGCATATAAAGGATATCCTAAGTTTTTAGAACTGATGAGAGAGTATAGAAAACGAAGAGATGATTTCGTTGTTTGGATTCCTATGTTGACTGGTAGCTCACCTGAATCATGGATAGATAATTCAAAATCACCTAAACATGAATACTATCAAAGATTGCAAGATTGTATGGTTGGTATTCAGATGAGACAATCAAATTATGGTTGGAGTGTTAGTGGAACAGATTGTTTGATGAATGGGATACCTATGGTTTGGCAAGAATCAGATTGTTATCGAGAAATAGACCCAAATGGTTTATTTTGGAATAAGAAAAAAGATTTCTTTAATATTCTGGATAAAATTTTAGATGACGATAATTATCGTAGGGAGTTGGAGTTAAAGGCTATCCAAAGAGCACATGAATTATCAGAAAACGAAGATAAAATGATAAAACAACTTCACAAACAATTAAATAGTTAATGTACCAAAACATTTATTACCAACGAGAAAAGAATTTAATTCATCTTTGGGATGATAAAAGAGGTTACTCATCGTTTCCTTATACACGATATGCATACGAAAGAGCAACTAATGGAGAAGCTCGTTCTATCTATGGAGATAAGTTAACAAAGATTTATAAATTTTCGAAAGATGATCCTGAATTATTTGAATCAGATGTACCCGAAACTACAAGAGCATTAGTAGATTTATATTCCGATTCGGATGAATCTTCAACGGGTCATGTAATACTCACATATGATATTGAATGTGAGATGGAAAGTGGATTACCAAATCCCGAAGAAGCTAAGAATGAACTTACTTCTATTGCACTTCATGATTCAGCAACTGACCAGTATTGGGTATTGGTAATGGATAAAGAAGGTTTGATGGTAGAGAAAACTACTGATAAAGCAATCGTAATTCCATTTAAGGATGAACGAGATATGTTGATGAAGTATTTGGAATTATATGAAACGATAAATCCTACTATTGTTACGGGTTGGAACATTGATTACTTTGATACACCTATGTTATACAACAGAATCAAAAGATTATTGGGTGAAAGACAAGCGAATCGTTTATCACCAATCGGACAATGTTTTTGGTCTCCGTATCGTAAGAGATTCTTTATGGCTGGTGTATCTTATTTAGATTATATTGCACTGTTTAAGAACTTTACATATACCGAATATCCTAACTATCGTTTAGATACTATTGCTCAATTAGAACTTGGTAGAGGCAAGATTGAATATGATGGAAACCTAGACCAACTATTCAGAGATGATATCGATAAGTTTATTGAGTATAACTTAGTGGATGTTGAATTGGTTGTTGAAATGGATAGGAAATTACAATACATCGATTTGTGTAGAGGTATTACACACGCTGGGCACGTTCCTTACGAAGATTTTGTTTATTCATCGAAGTATCTTGAAGGTGCTATGCTAACTTACCTTAGAAGAAAAGGATTGGTAGCACCTAATAAACCTGCGGATAGGCAAGAAAGAATGCAAGCACTTCGTGATAACAACGAAGAAAAGTTTATTGGGGCATATGTAAAAGACCCTATTGTTGG